CCTTTTTGGATTATCTCTTTTTATTCCAACACCTTCTTTAGCAGAGGAAAATTTTCATCTTCCTGATAAAGAGCATTCAGAATTAATACGAACATTAGAATCTGTTGGTGTTGATGTTTTGGTAAATGTTGACCCTTGTGCAGAGAATATTGATGGTAGATATGCTTGGCAGCCATATACTGGAGATGCATTTTTGTTTATCTGCCAAACAAATTCTGATACAAATGATGGGCGTTATGTTAAATGGGTTGAGAATGATTATGATACTTTAAGGCATGAAGCTGTTCATGTTATTCAGGATTGTTTAAAGGGTGAGATAGGAGATAGTAAAGCAGTAAATCTATTTGATGATAAAGAAGATTTTTCTGATTTTATAAGGTTATCATTACCTGAACATACTATTGAGTTTGTTATTAAGACATATTCTATTGAATTTGAACTTGATGCTGATGACGTTATTATGGAATTGGAAGCATATGCAATTGCCAATTCAATTTCTGCGGTAAAAATATCAAATCTATTAGAAGGAGTTTGTAGCAATGAAAGAGGAACCGACTGATTTGTGGGAAGACATGGCTACACTTAATGCACTCTATGAAGAACTAATGTGGGATCATGAGGATGTATTAGAGTTTTCTGCTGATTATACTAATAACAGAATCATTATTAAAAATAAAACTATGACCGGATTATGATGAGAAATCCTTTTGGTAAAAAATTTGATGGGAAAGATTTTATATGCCCAAACATTAATATTATTAAGAATCCTGATATATGGGAATCTAATGGTAGAATAGTTATTAATACTTATTACCAAGATGATTTTGTAGATGTTATGATATGGCAAAAGGATTCAAATTTTGTACATAAAATTCATATTAGTAAGGATGAGCGTGGTAAAATACTTACAACAGTAGCAGAGGAAATTATTGATGACTGAATTGAAGGACTGGCTTAACTCAATAAACTTTAATAAGGAAAACCTTATTAAAGAAAACCCCGATATCGTTAAACAGTATCCACCCTTTATTGTCAACAAGTGTCTATCAGGTCACATTGATTGTGTCTTGTTTGCTAATGAAATGAATAAGCATCATTCTTTAGATAAGGATATGCAATATTTTTTCTATCTAAATAGTGTGAGAAAAAGGAAGAGATTCTCTCCCTGGCTCCGTAAGGATAAAATTAAAGACCTAGATTGTGTTAAACAGTATTATGGTTATAGTAATGAAAAAGCCTCCCAAGCTTTAAAAATCCTCACACCTGAACAGATTAAATTTATTAAACAACGACTTGATATTGGAGGATCGAAATGAACACTGTAGAATCTGAAGTGCATTGGTCTCAGGACCAAATGGTAGAAGTGCTTCTAAATGAACCAGATGACTTTTTGAAAGTCCGTGAAACATTAACAAGGATTGGAGTAGCATCTAGGAAAGAAAAGAAGCTCTACCAATCCTGCCATATCCTTCATAAGCAAGGTAAGTATTACATCGTTCACTTTAAGGAGTTGTTTGCCCTGGATGGTAAACATGCTAATCTTACTGGTAATGATATTCAAAGACGCAATCGTATTGCTAAACTATTATCAGACTGGGGTTTGATTGTTCTAAGTCACCCAGAAGCTGTTATTGATATTGCACCACTCAATCAAATCAAAGTCCTATCTTACAAAGATAAGGGTGAGTGGGTTCTGGAACAGAAATATAATATTGGTAAGAAAACTAAACCTGTAGATGAGTAGTGTTAAGTTTAACCATACTTAACAAAGTTATGTTATGAAACCTAAATAATCACAGAACTCAGGAGGTGAAGATGCTTTAAAGTTTACTTGTTATGTTTTTTTTATTCTATAATAGGAGTTTATGCATAATCTGATTTCACATAATAACCTTAAAGCCTGGAACTTACAAAAGGAGGATCCTAACAAAGAAAAGATCACTGAATATTTCGAGTGTGTTGCTGAATGCAATGCAGATAAAACAAACCCATATGAATGTAGAGTATTTTTAGAGTAAACATTCATTCACAGAAAATAAAATATAGAGGTGTGGTAAACCCTATTTACCACACCTTTTTTACTTGTTATAAATAAAGATGTTAGATAGTTTGAAGGAACTTGTTCCTTCCTTCTAACTCAAAGGATGCCTTCGGGGTCCACAAAAAACAAACTCGCTTTAATAAGGAGCTTAAAATGCCTAACTTACCTGCATCGCAGAGTATTGCGCGTTACAGTGCAGCTCAACTTCCTGAACTATTTGAGAGGATTACTCGCAATAGTATTGGGGTAGATGATTATCTGGAAAGGTTTATGAATATGGAAAGGAATAGTAACTATCCTCCATACAATATCATTACCATCAGTAATACAGAATCAAAACTTGAGATCGCATTAGCTGGATTCAAACCAGAAGAAGTAACTGTATATACTGAAGAAGGAAAACTTTTTGTAGAAGGAAAACGGGAGGGTGACGGGACAGACCCCACCTATACCCATAGAGGACTAGCCCAGAGACCCTTCACAAGGGACTGGACCCTCTCAGACGAGACTGAGGTGGGTGAGGTGGAGTTCTCCAATGGGCTTCTCACAATCCATCTGAACAAGGTCGTACCGGAAGCTCATAAGAAGAGAGTATTCTTCTGATAAATATCTCTTGTATCGCGCCGCAAGGGGAACTGACACAAACCAGTTGACCCCTTATTTTTTTGTGCTATAATATAAGGAGGTATGAATAAGTTATGGGTATTAAATTAATTCTTCTAAAATCTGGTGAAGATATAATCGCAGATATTACCGAAATGACTGTCGGTGAGGATGATAATAAAAGAGTTGTTGGGTATTATTTAAATAGACCTTGTGTCGTAAAAATGTTAAGACCCGAAGAACAAGATGATGGTGCTAAATCTGGATTTGAAGTTTCTTTATTTCCATGGATGCCTTTATCATCAGATGAGATTATTCCAATCGCTGTTGACTGGTTAATTACTGTTGTTAATCCAGTCCCTAAATTAAAACAAATGTATGAAGAGGATGTTGTAAACAATGGACAAAATGATCAAGACGATATTCCTGACGAACAATCAAGTATTGGTCTCACAGATTGAAGAAGTTGGAGCAGATATTGGAGAACCTGATTGTAAGTTAATCAATCCCTTTATAGTTGCTGATGATAAAACCATGCAACCTTGGCTACTTCATGTTACAAGGGATGATGAGTTTATGATTAGTTCTGATAAGATTATTACTCTTGCAGAACCACCTCCCACACTTCTTGAAAAATATCTTGATTTAATTAAAGAATGAAATTCTACACAAATGTTCAGATGATTGGGAACCAGATGTTGGTTCGTGGTGTTGAGAGTGGTAGAAGATATCAATATAGAGATGATAGTTTTCAACCAACATTATTTGTTAAAACCAAAAGAGAATCACAGTACAGAACATTAAGTGGGGGATTTGTAGATAAGGTCAATCCAGGAACTATTAGAGATTGTAGGGATTTTTATAAAAAATATGAAGATGTAGAGGGATTTGAGATATATGGTAATGACCGTTATGTCTCCCAATACATTTCTGATAAGTATCCTCAGGATGAAGTTAAGTTTGATATTAGTAAAATTAAACTAGTAACCATTGATATTGAGGTTGCATCAGAACATGGATTCCCTGATGTGGAATCTTGTGTAGAAGAAATTCTTTGTATTACTGTTCAAGATTATGCCACAAAGGAGATTGTTACTTGGGGTATTAAACCATTTACTAATACTCAACCAAATGTAACTTATCATCATTGTCCAACTGAGAGGCAACTTCTTGGTTCATTTATTAATCATTGGACGTCTGATGTTCCAGATGTAGTTACTGGATGGAATGTTCAGATGTATGATATTCCATACATTGTTAAGCGTCTTAATAGGGTGCTTGGTGAGAATATGATGAAGAGACTTTCTCCTTGGGGATTGGTTACTGAGAAGGAAGTTTTTGTACTTGGTAGGACAAATATTGTCTATGATGTTGGTGGATTGACTCAACTTGATTATCTTGATCTTTATAAGAAGTTTACTTATAAGGCGCAAGAATCATATAGGTTGGATTATATTGCTAGTGTTGAACTGGGACAGAAGAAACTTGATTGGTCTGAGTATGATACTTTCAAAGAGTTTTATACTAATAACTGGCAGAAATATATTGAGTATAATATCAAGGACGTAGAACTTGTTGACCGATTGGAAGACAAGATGAAACTTATTGAACTTGCTATTACAATGGCATATGATGCTAAGGTCAATTATATTGATGTGTTCTATCAAGTTCGTATGTGGGATAATATCATTTATAATTATTTGAAGAAGAGGGATATTGTTATTCCTCCTAAGAATAGATCTGTAAAAAATGAAAAGTATGCGGGGGCTTATGTTAAAGAACCGATTCCTGGAAGATATGATTGGGTTGTTAGTTTCGATCTTAACAGTCTATATCCTCATCTCATCATGCAATATAATATTTCACCAGAAACCCTTCTTGAAGAAAAGCATCCAACCACAACAGTCGATAGGATTCTCGATAAAGAACTAGACTTTGATGAGTATAAGGATTATGCTGTATGTGCTAATGGTGCAATGTACCGTAAGGATGTACGTGGATTTCTTCCAGAGTTAATGGAGAAGATGTATAAGGATAGGAAGATTTATAAGAAGAAGATGTTAGCATCAAAACAGAAACTTGTTAATATTGAACAAGAGATGAAGAGGAGAGGGGTTAAGTAACATGGGATTCCTCATAGATGGCAATAAGCAAGATGCTGATGATAAGAGGGAAATAGTTGCTCAGGATAATAGTAATGAGTTTATAGGAGTTAGTGATAGCCAACTAAGAAGGTTAT